NGGAAGTGCACGAATACGCAAGACAAGTCAAAGAAGGAATTATCGAAGATCCTACTTTTTTGCCAATCATTTATGCGGCAGATCAAAAAGATGATTGGATTGACGAGAAGATATGGCCAAAAGCAAATCCGTCGCTTGGACATATTTTCAAGATGAAGAAATTAAGGGATCATTACAATCAGGTCAAAAATAATCCGGCACGACAGAATAATTTCAAACGATTTCGATTGAATCAATGGGTAGGTCAAGTCAATCGATATTTTCCGATGGATAAGTGGGATGCTTGTGGGAAAGTAAAATTCGATCCGAATACACTTGTTAAAAGACGTTGCTATGGAGGACTTGACCTTTCATCGACCACGGACTTGACGGCCCTTGGATTTGTTTTTCCACCGGAAGAAAAAGATGAAAAATGGAAAGTTATTCTAAAATTTTATATTCCGGAAGATACCATACGCGAGAAAACAAAAGCGGATAGAGTGCCATATTTGATGTGGCGACGTGCTGGTTATATCACCGCGACGCCCGGCAATGTCGTGGATTACGAATTTATCAGGAAAGATATCCAGAATGCGGCTAATATTTATAATCTCAAAGAAGTCGCATACGATCCGTGGGGGGCCGTGCAGCTTGCCACAAAATTACAAGAGGAAGATGGAATTACCATGGTTGAACATCGGCAAGGTTTTAAATCCATGAGCCCCCCAAGCAAAGAATGTCACAAAATGATTATGGCGAAGGCGATTGCGCATAATAACAATCCAGTATTGCGATGGTGTGCCGATAATTTTGTGGTGAAAATAGATGCTGCCGAAAATGTCAAACCCGATAAGGAGAAAGCGACACAGCGTATTGATGGCGTAGTAGCGCTCATTATGGCTTTGGGCCGTGCTATTTTACACCATAGGAAAAGAAAAAGTATTTATGAAACGTCTGAATTGAAAATATTATGAAAAAGTTATTTAAGGCGACAGATATTGTTGATGTTTTAACAATATTCGGAATTTTCACAATTGGTTTTGGACTATGGCTTTACAAACCGTGGCTATCGTTATTTGTGGTGGGCATCATTATTTTTTCTCTTGGTATTTTTCTGAGCATACCCAAAGCAAAAAAAGGAAAACGTAAATAATGGGAATACTGAGTGAGCTCTTTGAAAAGCGAGCCCACCCGTCACAAGCTATAAATTGGGCATTATATGGATTTTGGGGTTACGGCAATGAATCATATACCGGCATTACTATTTCAGAAGAGAATATGCTCAATGCGACGGCAGTGTGGGCAGCGATACGCATATTGGCTGAGACGATTGCTTCATTACCGCTTCATTTGTATGAAAGGTTGAGTCCTCGCGGGAAAAAAAGGGCAACCGAACATCCATTGTACTCGATACTCCACATTAAGCCCAATCCTGAAATGACGAGCATGGTATATCGTGAGACAATTGCAGGTCATGTTGGGATGTGGGGAACTACATATTCGGAAATCGAGCGAGATCAGAATGGAACTATTAAAGCAGTGTGGCCATTGCTACCCGGGAATATGGACGTTAAAAGATTTGATGGGAAACTTACTTATGTTTATAGGCTTCCTGATGGTAGCACAAAAATATTTGATGCCAAAAATATTTTGCGTATTACAGGATTTAGTAAAAATGGTCTCATCGGATATAAACCAATAAATACTGGCCGTGAAGCGATTGGGTTATCATTGGCATTGGAAGAATTCGGGGCGCGTTTTTTTGGAAATGGTGCCAAGCCTCCCATCGCCCTTGAACATCCTGAATCACTATCACCCGAAGCTTATGATCGATTACGGGAATCCTGGGAAAAACGGCATGAAGGTTTATCGAATGCGCATCGTGTGGCAATCCTTGAAGAAGGAATGAAACTCAAGGAGTTCGGGGTTTCACCAGAAGATGCACAAGCATTGGAAAGCCGTAAATTCCAAGTCACAGAAGTTGCCAGAATTTTTAATATACCGCCGCATATGCTAAAAGATTTGGAAAAAAGCACATTTAGCAATATTGAACATCAGGGGCTTGAATTTGTCATTTATACGATCAGGCCATGGCTTGTCCGTTTTGAGCAGGCTTATTCGATGCAATTGCTAACGGAACAAGAATTGAACACATATTTTTTTGAACATTTGGTAGACGGTTTACTTCGGGGAGACATTGAAAGCCGTAGCAAAGCATATGCAACCGGTAGACAATGGGGATAATGGAGTGCAAATGACGTCCGGGAAATGGAAAATCAAAATCCGGTTGATGGTGGGGATATGTATCTTGTGCCACTCAATATGGCTCCTGCGGATCAGATTGCAAGTTTAAATGATTCGGTAGCAGTGTTTGATGAAGACCAACAAAGATTTGTTGAAAAACGAGCTATCAAACCACCCGTCGGTCGCGACCGCGTTGCAAGAACATATTATCCATTGTTTGTGGATGCAGCGCAACGAATTATCAATAAAGAAGGTATTGCCGTTAGGCGGGCAACCAAAAAATATCTGAAACAACGCGATTTAAAAAATCTTGATGATTGGATAAATGAATTTTATGGAGATCTTCCAAAAGATATCCAAAAAGCGATGGGTCCGATTATGCGGTCTTATGTGGCAGAAATACAGGCAATGGCGGCGGAAGAAATTGGAGCCGAAATCGGCATGACATTGGAATTGGAGCAATTTGCTGAAGACTATCTTGATACGTATACAACACGATATGTTTTATCTTCGATGGGACAGCTTCAAGCATTAATTCGTGATTCGATGCTTGATGAACTTGAAACAGTCATCATACAACGAGCGGATGAATGGCAGGAGCGGCGGGCTGATAAAATTGCGACACGTGAAACTGTGCAGCTTTCAAATGCCGTTGCCAATACCGTATTTTTTGCAGCCGTAGGATATAGCATTTGGCGCACAAGAGGTCCGAAGACATGTCCTTACTGTCAGGCTTTGGAAGGACGAAAGATTACATCAGGGGATTATTTTGTAGGCGAAGGGAATTGGGAGCCGAGCGGAGCAGATAATGGCCCAATGAAAATCAGAGGAATGAAAAAGCATCCACCGCTACATGCGGGATGTGATTGTTTCACATCGGCTTTTTAAAGTTATTTGACAATTTGGGGTTTTCCTAAAGATAGGCATATCTAAGGGAAACGCAAGAATAAAAAGGGCGACAGTACGGTGCCGTACCACCTATTGTCGCCCTTTTTTATTGCCCCAATAGAGAAAAAATTAATGCCGTTACCAAAACCGAATAAGGGAGAAACAAAAAATAAATTCATGGATCGATGCATGGCGAATCCGATCATGAATGAAGATTATCCGGACAATGATCAACGGTATGCAATCTGTCAATCATTATGGAAACAAAAAAGAGAGGTAAAAGCAATGGCCGTAAAATTAAATAGCAAAGGATATTCCAATGCAAGAAAATTAATTAATGCCGGTAAAGTAGATAAGACATCACGGTGGTCATTCCCTGCTAATGCTGGAAATAAAATCCTCGGAGATGATAATTGGTCGGAGTATGCAAAATGGCACCTCGCTATTGATTCAGAAGCGGAAAGCGACACTAAACAATATTACAAATATCCATTCGGTAAAAATGGAAAAGTGTACAGGAGCGCATTAAGAGCAATCCGAAGTCGTGCAGCTCAGCAAAATGTGACAGATGTATTTGATACTGCGGGACGACTCATGGAGATGATTGATGAGGCAAGCAACCAAAAATTAAATATCGAACGGCGTTATATGCCAATGCATGAATTGAGAGCCACGAAAGATAATGATGGCAATCGACAAATTGTCGGTTTAGCGGCGGTCTTTGATAAATTTTCAGAAAATTTGGGCGGTTTCGTCGAGCGGATTGAACAGGGCGCTTTTAAGGAAGCACTCAAGAAATCCGATACGCGAGCATTATTTAACCATAACAGCGATTTTGTTCTTGGACGCAAAAGCGCAAAAACGCTTCAACTCAAAGAAACTAATGAAGGACTTGCTGTCAATATCTCCCCGCCCGATACACAATTTGCGCGAGATTTACAGATAAGTATTGAACGCGGAGATATACAGGGAATGAGTTTTGGATTTAAAGTTGCTTCAAACGGGGACGCCTGGGAAGAAACGGATGATGGCAAAACGATTCGAACTATTTCCAATATTTCGGAAGTGCCAGACGTGAGCGTCGTGACATTTCCGGCTTATCCAGACACAACAGTTGCTCTTCGCTCATTGGAAGCATGGAGGGCTATACACAATATTTCGGAATCTGAGATTGAGATCAATCCAGGAGACGACACATCGGAGCATGATGATGTCAATAGTGCTGATGCACATATGACAGCAATGCAAAGGAAACAAGAATTATATCAACGACATTTAAACGTGAGAAATGGAGGTTAATATCATGAGTGATATACAAAAGCTCATTGACGAAAGAGTCAAAATCGACAAAGAGCAACGTGGATTAAACGATAAAGCACTCACCGAAAAACGTGATTTTACGGCAGAGGAGCAAGAAACCTGGGACAAGCTCGATAAGCGATTCAATGAGATATCTGACGACATTGAAAAAGCGCAGCAAGCCGAGTAGGACCGACTTTCCCGTCAAAAGGAACTTGAGAAACGAAATGAGATGCTCAAGCAATCCCAGAGGAAACCGACAAAACCAGAGCCGACACAGGATGATGAGAAAAGACAGAAAAAAGAAAAATCAGAACCGATTGAATATCGGGGCAATGAAATTATAACCCGATATGAAAAACGATGGATCGAAGCTGCCAAAATTCCTGTCAAGGATGGTAATTCCGTTGGAGATCATATGGCGCTTTTCAATTTTTATCTTAGAGAAGGTGCCAGGGCATTATCATTTGAACAATTGAGAGCATTACAGGCAGACGATGACAAGGCTGGTGGATATACCGTTGCGCCTGAACAGTTTATGGCACGCTTGATTCAGGATAAAGATCGCAGGGTCTTTTTGAGACCTTTTTCAACGATCATTCCAATTGGAAAAGCAGCCAGCATCGCGTTTCCCGAGCTAGAAGATGATCCGGCAGATGCGAACTGGACGGCTGAGATCAAAACCGGTAGCGAAGATAGTACTATGGATTTTAAGAAGCGAGCTCTTTTTCCGCATCCATGTGCTAAACGTATCAAAGTGTCTCGGACATTAGCACGGATATCTGCAATAAATATCGAAGCACTTGTCCGCGAGCGCCTTGCTTATAAATTCGGAATTACCGAAGAGAAAGCATTCATTACCGGTAGCGGTGTAGATGAACCGCTTGGCGTCATGACAGCATCGGATGTCGGCCTCAGTGCTTCACGCGATGTGAGTACTGGAAACACAACCACGAGCGTCAAATTTGATGGTCTTATGGAAGTGGTTGGCAATATGGAAGAGCAATATTTAACCAATTGTCGATGGATATTCCACCGCAACGGTATCACCAAAATTCGGAAACTTAAAGATGGTGAAGGTCGCTATATTTGGGAACCACGAACAACCGTGAATCGGCCTGATTTATTGCTGGGTTATCCTGTGCATCAATCGGAATATATGAGTAACACATGGACAGCTGGATTAAAGGTTGGCATTTTTGGCGACTTTACCTATTACTGGATTGTCGATGCATTGACCTATTTTGTGCAGGTTTTAAACGAGCTCTATGCTGAAACGAATCAGATCGGTTACATCGGGCGGCAAGAAGTCGATGGAGCGCCAGTTCATGAAAAAGCTTTCACAAGAGTAAAATTATCTTCATAAAAAATAAAATATTGAAATGGAGGAATATATATTATGCATCTCGCAAAAAATATAAGAATACATCGAGTTTTTGACAGCTCCGGTATGGCCAAAAAAAGCACAGCTCTTTACGGTCGCGTCGTTCCGATAGCAGGCTTTGAGGGATGTTGCTTTATTGCCCTTGCAGGCAAAACCGTGATGGGTGCATCTACGGACAAGGCTTACATGAAAATCCAGGCATCCAGCGCGACCGGTGGAACATTTAATAATTTAGCGGGTTCTAGTAGTACTGGCGCAAGCAATTGGACGACTGCAAATACGGATTATAAATTGCTTGTCACGGATGTCTATAAACCATTGAGTACACAGCAATATCTCAGACCAATTCTCTGCGGTACATCTACAGGAGATTGGGGCGGTGTCATAGCCATTCAATACGGTGCGCGTGTGATGGGATCTTCCGACATGTGGAAAAGCTCAACACGAGCTGGGAGTACCTTGTGGGATTCCACACGGCTTGGAGCTCAGCAGGTTTGCATTAGTGCAACTGCAACGACTGCGACCACTGGGTAAATTGATAATCGGCGGGGCCTTCGATCCTCATGATTCAAGGAGGTCCCGTCAAACAATATAATAAAATGGAGGGTTGAAAAATGCCAAGTAGTTCTACTGGACATATACCTGCAACCATTACACGGGAACGACCGTCGTCTTCTGGACAACTGTTGACCTTTTCAAGTGGTTGCAAATTAAACTTGAAAGTTGATGCTGAGCTTGAAATGGAAAGCGGCTCCACTATGAATGTGGAGGCAGGTGCTCATTTGAATCTTGCCGAAGGTGCTTATTTAACGGTTCAAAATTATACATCTTCAACGGGACATACCGGCGCCGCAGCGATTACGAATTATGGTAATGGCGCAGTTGTGTGTCATGGTTCCGGTATCCGTACGATTGATCCGGTAAAAGGTGCACGTATTGATTTCATCTGTCATTCGACAAAAAGTACCATTATTCGCGGCACCACAAAAGCATCAGTAACATTTGGTACAAGCGATACTGTATTGACTGTGGTGGCCACTACGGCAATCAAAGCCATTGGCGTACCAGTAACATTAGTCGGTCAATCAACAGTCAAATGGCGCGTCATGGGATCGCATCCATCAAGTGGGGCGTTTGCTTTTATAACGCCTGGAACGGCAACGTAAGTCAAAAAATAGTTAAAAAATAAAGGAGAACAAATTTTATGGCTAAGAAGAAGACGATTGCGTCCAAAAGTAACGGTGAACAAAAAGAACAATTAGAACCATCGGAAATTATTATGCCTGAAATGGGATTTGTGACAGGCACAAACATTCCACGAAAGCGCAATAAGGTGGCAATTTGTGGATTTGCACCGTCCACTATGCGGGATGTTCAATTTGTATGGGATGATCCGGATACGGAAGTATGGGGGCTAAATCAATTATATGTTGCATTCCCAGCGATTGTAGAGAAGGCAACGAGATGGTTTCAAATTCATCATCGGCACAGTTACGATCAAATTATTAATCGGGATCATTCACATCATGAATGGTTGACCAAACAGACGCGGTTTCCGATTTATATGCAACAAAAAGAAAAAGATGTACCGGCGAGTCTGCCG